CCGCACGCCATTGATATTGAGGAAAAGGTCGATAAGGAACAACTTTAGCAATTGAGGGACAAAGATGATGAAGATTAAAGTTAGCTGATTCAATCAAATGACGTTTTAAATAAGTAGGACCAGTATAAGCATGACTAACAACCTCATTGTTTTGAACATTCAAATATGTTAGAACACTAGTAAATTCCTCAAAATTTTTCATTTGAATGCAATGAGCCGCAGCCATATATTGAGCAAAGCCACGAATATTGATAACATCCCTCAAAATCTTGGGATAAATCTTTAAAAGGTCATCACCATAGACAAATATCGCAATCATTCTATAAGCTAAATTTTTCCAAATTGACCGGCGAACAGCAACAGAAGACCGCTCCATTACATTAAATATATAAGACAACCAATAAATCACACCCACAATCCATGAATCTCCATGACTTGTTTCCAATGAACCAGACGGCATTACACCAATCAATAAAACATAATCCCTTATCCAACGAACAGTTTTCCCAGCAAGTTGCTCAGCACATGACTCTAAAATATACTGAAACATACGATAATTAGGATCATCATCATCACGTCTAATCCAAATTTGAGCAAACATCATGTAAATTACCAAAGGAAGAGCAGTTATCACAGTATCAAGTGCTTTTATGTCACCAGAAGAAACTAACATAGAACCCTCAGCAACACGGCGATACGAACAATTAACATTTGCAGGAGAATCTCCAAAAAGAGCAACTCTCTCATATTTGTCACACATATCACCACACAAAGCACGATACAACATCTCAGCACCACCACGCGTCCAAGTAAAACCAATAGATATATTAACAGTCATATTTCGAGCAAAACCTTCCCCATAGATATCCTTACAATCGGGAAAATAAGTCCGCTCACCTTTCATCCTAGTTATAAAAAATTGATGCAACAAATAATCATTAGACAAGAAAAACAATCTACTTTTCATATACATCTCCTTAACAGTAGCAGCATCATACTTTCCTTCATCAATAGGCGAAAGATTTTGCTCCTTAACCGACATAGTCGTAATAAAAGATTTCACATTCTTAGGATAAGGAACAAGACCGTCAACAGTTTCATCCAATGCAGTGAAACATGTCTCCAACATCTCTTTAATTAACAAACATTGAGATTGACGTTTGGAAGGATGAAGTTGACACTCAACAGTAGTTATTGAATCAAGAAGTACAGAGTCGAATTTCTGCCATTTACGATAACCACATTTCGAATTGCTAAACTTTAACAAATCCAAATCTGACGGTTTAAAATCAAATTTAAATTTCTGCAATTTAACACAATATTTATAGTAAAAGTTCAAAGAACGATGAACATCATTGAACCTAAACTCAGGAAGAAAAGAAATATAATTCTTAGGAAGTCTAGAGAGTTTTGAAC